CCTGTACTTTGTGTGCGTGTGATTTACCTGAATTTTCTATTTTTCTTACACTTGCCTCTGCTGTTTTTACATCTTTAAAACCAAGACCATGTATTGTGCCTTTAGGATTCTCATCTGTGTATAAATCACTATGTTTTTTACTACCTGCAGGCTGACCTTTTTTTCTAGGTATTCTAGGTGCCTCAATAAATTGTTTAAATGTCTTCATTGTATTTGTTCTATATTAATCTCGTTGTCTTGCCCACCTAGTTCGAAATCATACATTTCAAACTCTCCTTGTACAATATTTATAATATAACCATACTCTTTATCTAGTCTTAATTCAATATATGCACCAGAAGCGTCTTCTCTAATCCACACCCATTGTGGGTCTTCATCTAATATAATGACACCTGTTTCAGGATTCTTACCTAATTGTATATCACCTACTTTTTTTTGTTTGTCAAATTCATTTCTCATCTCTCTTGCAAGTTCTTCATTGATTTGTTTAAGTATATCTGCAAGAAAATTTTGTTGTAAAAAATCTATATCTAAACCAGTTACATATAAGTTTTCTTCTTCTTCAAGATAGTCAACCTCTAAATCATCAAACTCTAAAAAGTCTAAATCTAATGCGTCTGCTACTGCTTTGATTTTCTTCACATAATTTTCATCATCTAAATTTTTTGGTTTTGCAACAATTAACATATTGTTAATCATTTCTATTTCTAAATCTAGTGTTACCGGTGGTGTTGGTGGATTTTCAGGTACAAAAACTTGTGTTGCTTGAAACGCTTGATTAAGTATTACTTGACCAGCTGCACTCTCTACTGATATCTCACCAACAAGACAGTTACCATTCACATCACAGCTTGGTAATAATATAATTGTAGAACCACCTAGTTCATCTATTGTCATAGAAAAATCTGTACCACGAACACCTATCGTTGCTGTGGGTGTTGTAATCTTTATATCTTGTCTTGATGTTTTAGCAATTTGTCCTGACGCATATTTTATTGTGCCAAGTTTTGCAGATAGATTTAGTTTACCTTTTTTTGTATTAGGGTCATATACAAATTCATCTATGATAAGTTTACTAAATTGGGTTACATCTACTCTGGTATCATCTATAAAAAGAATACCAACTTTACCATTGCCTGTTTTTACTGTGTCGTATTGTTCTATGGAAAGTTCTTGTTCAATCGTAATGTCTGTTTTGTTACGATCAATAACACCGTTGCCTTCTACTTGGTCAACATTTCCTATGCTGGCCCATAAAGGACCAGCACAGAATAATATTAATATTATTAAAAGTCTAATCGTCTTGCGATATATCAATGTCATGGTTGTCACCACTTGTTGTCAAGTTAATTATATTGTCATAGAGACCACTTTGTGTGATATCTACATCAGCGATTGAACCAGTATGACTGTGGACTAAGGTGTGTCCGTTAACATCACCATTACCATTTATATCAATTAAATAATTATTTGTATCACCATTAACTGTTAAAGTTAATATGGCTGAAGTACCATCAATAGTTGCAGCAACAACGTTACTGTCACTTCCTGAGGCACCTGTTATACTTACAGTCGCATTAGCAGCGTCAGCAGTTTCACCTATGTCGATATCTAAATCATTTGAATTACCTGCCCATACTATTGAGGCAGTAGCAGTAGCACAAGATGAATTATTACCTGCACTATCACAATTGAAATCTATATCGTTTGAGTTACCTGTTGTACTGAATGTTCCTGTAAAGGTTGCACCATTTACATCAAACTTTAAAACGTTACTGTTACCAACCTGATCAATGTCGATAGTGGTGGTAGCACCAATCACACTTGATGATGTTGTGCTATTACCTACAGTATTGTTTTGTCCGTCTTGGGTAATGTCGAGGTCTAACGTAGCACCTGATTGTGTCACATAGATATCATTTGCCATTACCGGTAAGACAAACAATAATAAAAATGCGATTATTTTAGCGTACATTTTGTTACTCCTCTATTTTAAATTTCCACAAATCTTTGTCTATGCCAGCATAAATTAAATTATGAATGGCATGCTCGATTGTGGTTCTTATTGCGTAGTTTACTGGCTCATTAGTTGCGACACCAGTTTCTACTTCAAGCGCTTTTGTACTCATATCTAAAAATCTGAATACATCTCCGCCACTTGAATAACTTGCGATAGTCTTTGTTGCTGATACAGTAAGTAATATCTCACCTGTTTGTACTGCAACAAGTCTTATCGAAACTGTTACTTGGTCTGTACGATATTGTTCACTCATTCCAATACCAAAATATCTTGCACCTGCGCCACCAGATGTAATGTTTGTATCATATCCTACAATACCACCCTCTACTATAAGTCCTGCAAACTTTAGAGGTTTTAATTGATTCTTTATATCATTTTCTCCATCATATAATTCTCTTGTTGATCTGATTAATTGTCTTTCTTTTACTAATGAATCTAAACCTTGTCTTTCTAAAACTATGAACCAAGGATTATGTCCACCAACTGCTTTGAGACCATTGATAACCCATGCTTCAGGTCCTTGTGTCACAGCAGTAGATAATTGACTAAATTTTGTATTAGGTTTTCTTTGTCCTGTTCTATCAGGAAAGTTATAAACTGCAATTGTAATTTGTGGTTGTCCTAATTCTGGAATCTTTTGTAATCTTTTTATAGTGTCAGTTTCCATAGTGTAAGGTGTCTCGCCTTGATAGAAACCATTTTCTAAATTTGTTGTTGCTGCACAACCACCTAACAAAATAATTAATGCCATCGCAATGGCAGATTTAAATATATTAGATTTCATTAAAAGTTAAAGTCGCCTATTGGCACAGACATAGTAGTCGTAGTGCCGTCTGGTTGTGTGATTGTTAATGTGATTATTTCTGTGGTCGTGTCTTTGACCCAATAGATTGTAGAACCTTCTACTTCAGCTGTACCAGATGTTGGGCAAGTGCCTTCACATTCTTCTCCAAACATATTGTCAACCAATTGTTTAGATAAGTTAGCATAAATTCTACTCTCAACATTTTTGATAAACTTGTTGATGGTAGTATTGTTAGCGTCTCGTTCAGCAGCAGCATCAGCAGACTTTTGATCGTCTTTGATTTTATTTTCTCTACTATATCTTAATTGTTCAAGTGATAATACATGTGTTGAATATCCATTACCCGAAAATGATGGATTACTAAATTCATGTACTAACTCACTTGCGATACTAGGTGTCGAAAGCACATAATAAAATAGACCTAGCACCAAAATTTTTAGTGCTTTCATAGTATAACTATTTATACAAACCAGTCTATTATAGTTAAAAATCCAACAGTAAATATGCAGGTTAGAATTAATACACCAAGTAAAATACCTGCTGTTTGTATGCCTTTAAGATATTCAATCTGGTTTTCTACGCTTGTTATCTTTTTGTTCATTTTCTCTCATCTCCAATACGGTGTTAAGTTTTGATCTTAACCTTATAAGATCATTGTCAAGCATTCTAATTCTATCAATTAGAGCTATTGTAGTCATTTGTGCCTTGTCTAATTTTTCAATAATTTGACCAGTCACATAATTGTATATAAAGTATATGAACCAACCCATAGCAATCGCTGCTACTGTGGCAAATCCATATTGATTTAGAAGATCAATAATAGGTGATGTAACTTCTACTTCAATCATTAGTCTTTTCTTGCGTCCTCTTTACCATCTGATCTGGATATTCTATCTAGGTCAGGTCTTAAATTTAAAGCACTTGATATCAGTATATCTAGTTTTATCATGTCATGGTTCATAGTTTTAATTCTGTTATCTAAGGCTGATATTAACATAGTAATTGTTGCAACTTGTCCTACAACACCAGCAAGTATATATTTCAATATAATATAGATAAACAACCCCATGATAGCTGCGGCTGCCACGGGTAAACCAAATTGTGTAAGTATTTCAAAAAATATATCCATGAGACTATTTATCTAATAAAAGTGGCGTCTAACCATGGACGCCGGCGTGTGGATTAAGGCACAACCCTATCTGTTAGTGAACAGGAGAGAGATTAGTCGTTGACTAATTTGCTAAAGTAATTCATAGTATCGTCTTCATCATCACTAGGGGAGGTTTCAGATAAAGGTTGTTCATCTACTTTAGGCTCACTAACTTCCACATCAGCACTTACAGGTGGGATATCTATTTCATCTGCTGTTGTGGTCTTTCCTGTACCATAAACAACTTTTTCAAACTTGGCTTTCAAGTCATCATAAGATTTGAAGTTTGTGGTAGCAGAAAACTCTTTCAATGGTAATTGTTGTTTCCATAATACTTCTATTTGTTCGTCTGTGTCTTTTACTTTAGACGCACTTTCAAACTCAGATTTATCATAGTTCCAATAACCATCAACTTTTCTAATTTTTAACTTGAAGTTTGCACCTTCCCAAAAGTCAAATGGGTTGATTGCTTTCTCATCAGCAAATTCAGGTTTCATTGCTTCAGTAATCTTATCAAAGATTTTTTTACCAAACTTGTATAAGAATACTTTGCCTTCATTCTCTGGATGTGCAGGATCAGAAACTACAAGTATATTTGTAAAATAAGATAACTTTCGTTTTCTTTTTCTAGCGATCTCTTTGTCAGCTTCAGAACCAGTATTCCATAGTTTACTGTTTTCTTCACTTACTGGATCTTTTTGACCAAGTGTCGTTAAACTATTTTCAATGTACCAACCGCCAGGTCCTTGAAAGGCATGAGACCAAACTCTTGCCCAAGGTAATTCTTCTCCTTCTACAGCAGGTAAAAAACGAATAACGGCATAACCATTACCAGTTTTATCTAGTTCTGGTTTCCAGAATCTATCGTCACTTGATGAATTTTGATTTGTTGTTGGGGATGTAACTTTTTCTAGTTCTTTAGTTAGTTTGTCGAAGTTACCACGACTTTGTTTTAAATTTGCGAATGACATATTGTCTCCTTGTATTCGTTGTATTTGTATGTGTCTATATTAGCGACATTACTATATATAAAAGTTTTCACTCTTTGCTGTAAAATTTATCAAGCCCGCCGTGGGATTTATGGATTTACCCACAAGCTTCCAGGAAGAGTCCATCATGCTTTGCAGATAGTCCCTACTTACAACTACCCTTGGTGTCTTCAGCCATTCGGCCATAACCCTCCAAGAATATGCCTTTTGCCCTCTTAAGCAATGTTCGGCCAGACGGATACACCAGTTTCGAACCTGGGTATGTCTGCTTGATAACTCTATTATACCATATTCCAGACTAAAAGTCAAGGGATAATTTGGCATAAAACTCACTTTTTTTCATATAAGATAGATTAGGTAAACTATCCCATTGAGGCATTCTCTCTGATACTCTATTACTTTCATCAGGATTAACCTTTATAAACTGTATATCTTGATATCTCACCATAACTCTACCCATTTGTATAACCCAATTTTGTGGTGTTATGGAACCCTCATCTTCACCTAGATAACCATAGGTACCTTTGTAAAGATTATTAATAAAATCTGTTGTACTGTACATATCCATACCAATCAAATAACATTTTTTAGGTTTCTCTATCTTACATCCTATGTACATTGCTGTTGCACCTGATGACCAACCTGGATCCTCTGGCCCTGCATTGTCAGCTTCCCAACCGCCTGCAGCATAATAATCATTCATAATATTTTTTAGTAGTGTGATATTTTGATCTGCAAGACCATAAGTCCAAGTCACATAAACACTCTCAAAACCATCACCTTTCCAGCGATCATTTTGTCTATTTTTATTAACAGTAGATGAACCATGTATGACAAAGTTTTGATAAAAACCCTCAGGATTACTTTTCCATTCACTTACTTTAGGATCTTTCATACCTGTCTTTGTTGCGTCTATCATAGATTCAGCAGTATCACCTGGTAGATCATCCCAATCTCTGAAATAAACTTTATTCTCATCACAATAACCACTTCGATATATTTCATGTTCTAACATAGGATCAACAGCGATTAAACCATCAACTTTATGTTCTCTATATAGAGCATTACAACCCCATACTTTACCTTGTGTTTTTAGTAATTCAACATCAATATCTTTACGACTTTCGCCATTACCTAGTACAAATAAATTTTCTGTCACACCATGCCTCTTAGAATTAGTTTCATTCTTTCTTTGTTGTATGTCATAAAAGGTCCATACTTTTCTATCTTTCGTCTCAATGTTGGCCATATTATATCTTCCTTTATTTCTTTACTAAAGTTTTTAGTGTAATTTAATAAATCATTTAGAATACATAATGTTTCTAGTGATACTCTTTTTGCTAAATATGTTTTAACCAATATAGGGTGTTGTCCTCTGTTTATTTTAAATATCTTGTTAAAATTCTTTTCACTTTTTCTCAATAACTGTTCCATATCTCTTTCAAAATAATATGTAAGTCCATCTATTCTTTTTTGTCTCTCTAAATAGACATCATTGTTCATATCTTTAATGTAAGGAGATTTATTAGATATGAAATTGCTAACAAAATACTCAACAATATTATCGCCGTATTTTCTTGCAGCCTTAACAAAAAAATACTTATCATTGCGTTGTATAAATGTTTCGTACTTAGCATTAGTTTCACCATTATACTTAAAGAAATCATATTCATCTTTTGAAAAATGTAACTTAATACTGAGGTACTTTTTGTATGCTTCATATCCTTCATTCATTAAACTGGTAGTGTTGCTGTTTTTGGTAAAAAGTTTAAATCCTGTGCGTTCATTTTAATTTTATCTTTTAGTGTTCTATTGATTAAATGTGTAATTTGATCTGGTTCTATTTCTTTCTCGGCACAATAGTCCAATACTGCCTCCATATGTGTTATTCGTTTCTTGCTTGCTCTTTTCTCTATTTGTAAAGCGAATTGTTTAGGTGTCATTTACTCTCCCATACTTGGTCCATGTGGTATTTTTTTTGACCAATGTTCTTTTTCTTTTTCTTCATCATAAAGAATAGCACAAATTAAAGCGTAGTTTGCCATATCAATTAATGTATCTCTTATACTTTCGTCTTTTACTTTTAATTCATTTTGTTTTACAAATGACATCAAACGACTAAACTTATCACCAATACGAATTGCAACGCCTTTCCATGCAGGTATACCTGCCATTTCACATGTTCTAAAATTTTTGAATACATCATCTTCAGAGGCATAATCATGTCGTTTCATATCATGCACCTCTTTCATATTTTCTAATAGACGATAAAACGCCTCACTTTGTTTTGCCATTATTCTATTGCCTCATTAATAATATCTAACATCATGTCTGTATCAAATTTAAAATTTATACCATAAGACATCATGCAAGTTAAACCATTTGAAACCATGGTCATAGCAAATATACCCTTTTTAGTTCTTTCATTATACCAAAAAGATGAGGTGCCTATTAAATCACCTTCTTCTACACCACCATTTCTGACATCACCACTCATAACATATTTCATATCAAATACTTCCATCATTGCTGTCAATAATTCA